CTTCTTGCCGTCGATGATGAGGTGAACGCACTCCATGTAGTTTGCGTCGCTGTTGGGCACGGTTTTCACGCCGAAGTCCGCCGGGGTGTTCCAGCTGATGGCCCACGCCCGGTAATTGGGGGCCTTGTAAACCTTACCGTCTGCCTTTAAATGACAGGCGGGCTGCTGGTTCCGCAGGAAGATGGAGCCATTGCAGATAGCGTCCCCGCCCGCCTCCGCCAGCATCTTCTTCAGGTTGGCCGTGGTGGAGCGGAGACGCCGCCGATTGAAATAGATTTTCAAAAATTGGAGGTCGGAGAGCGGGACTGTGCCCGCTCTCGTCATCATGTCCCGGCCTCCTGCTTTCCCTCGTCGCTGGCCTGCCGGATGGCGTCCAGCATATTCTTCACAAAGGCCGGGTAGGGAACGCCCATAATGGCCGTGTTCTCTAAAATACTCAATCCCTCATTGGCGATGAAGAACATACAAACCGCGTCTCTCACAAAGTCGCTGGATGTAGCTTGGTCTAACAGCGCCCCCATCCAGACAAGCGCCAGTTCTACGCACTTCTTCGCGAGACCCTTGAAGCCTGCATCGGAACTCAGCGCCCCGGTGCTGCTCTTCCCGGACTTGTGCCAGATCGCCGCCACCAGCCAGCCCGTGGCGTAATCCAGCACCATAAAGCAGATCAGCACTTTCAGCGCCATATCCAAGCCGCCCAAAGCCTGCGCGATGACGGAGCCGGTTGTTGCCAGCGCCGCCAGAATCAGATTTTTAATATGTACTGCGTTCATAGCTTTTGCCCTCCCTGCACAGTGCTTCAGTGGTTCACCCGCACGGCCTTTACCGGGTTTCCGTTGGCGTTGTAGGTCACCTCATAGCGGCCCTCGGCAACGGTCACGGTCATGGTCTGGCCCGCCAGCTCCGGCTTGTACCGCATGATGTCACGGAGATGCTTCACGTCCTCCGGCTCGGTCTCTGCGGGGATGAAGCCCTCAGCCATTTCTTTCTCAGACCAACCGGCGATACCACCGTCGGGGTTTAAATGGAAGTTGGCACCGGCCTCCTTCAGCTTGGTGTTGATAACCTCGATGCTCTCGCCGTTCTTCTTGCCCTCGTTGATGATCTCGGCAAACTTCTTCTCCATAGTGTTTCTCCTTTCAATTTTTACGGCTTACTCAGCCGGTTTCAACTGTTCGGTTGATTATTCAACCGGTTTCATTTGTATCTGTGGGACCTGCCGGAGGATTGACCTCCGGCTTTTTCTCGTCCAAAATTTCCTCCGCCTCGGCCTCGGTGATAACGCCCTTTTTCACGGCTGTACGTACCATATCCTCCGTCCATAGCCCCTGCGCGTACCATCTTGCGATTTTGTCTTTCATATCACACCTCCATCAGCGTGTCTGTCATCATAGCTGTATATGCCACCTGAGCCTCAATGCGGTCTAATTGCGTAGGTGCTGGCGTAGGTTCCGGAGTCGGATCAGGCACAGGCAACGGAGTCATTTTGGTTACAACCTTATTTTGGACCTCTATATCAACGTAGGGAAAAGATGTCGGAAGGGCCATGCCATTAGGAATGAGCGCATAACCGGGATAAATCATAAGATTATTCCCAGTGATGGTGCTGTGCTTGCCGTGTTCATCTACGGGCAGAATCGAAATAAGAACCATAGTCAACCTCCTAATCTATTTCAGGCATTACCGAGCCTGTTACTACAATACCAGAAACACCATTGTGGACATACACTTGATTTATAGTCCAGAAATACGCGTCATCCCTGCTCGAAGTGCTAGTGCTTTTAGAAAAGGTATGCACTACTCCTTTATAGTCAATCCAAAAAGTAGCTACTGCATCAAACGGAATGTCCTTAGTGTTTGAAGACATTTGCAGCTGTTGGATACTTGGCAGCCGACTTACTCCCTGCATCTCTAAATCCCTGGAGAATGCAAACGCCATGACCAGTACGGTAGAAGCACTACTTCCAAGACGTGCCTCTACAGCTCCTATTGATGTCTCTGCATCTAATGCTATAAACATAGAGTTATCATAAAAGAAATAGGGAGCGTCAATATCAACTTTCTCGAATGCTCCAGTCTTAAACTTAAATATGCTTCCTGTGCGTGTATTTTTTAGGTACCATTGAGCCGAAATTGCATTGTACTGCAAAACAATACTTGCAGTAGTACCTCCATCTAAAACATGGTCAAACCTGTACTCTTCGAAAGTAACTCCGTCGTCATGAGACACTAAACAGTACGTGTAATTGCTGCTGATGAAACCAGTTGGAATTCCTACTGTGTTTGTCAGTACTAAATATAGCGAACCACTCATATATAGGGGTATACAAAAAGTACCCGATGTATTGTGCGTTGCCGTTACCTGTATGTTTTGAATTGTGCCAGTTAAAACATCTGTTTTTTGCAGAGTTAGTTTGCCAGAAGCCAGACTCGTATTAGCCAGTTTATAGCTATACTTACCATAGAGGCAGCAATCACCTACAAACTCTGCTGACGTAGTTGTAAAAGTCAGAGAAGTCTTATCCAGCTTGCAGTACATATATGTGTACGGAGCCCCCGAGGCTGCCTCTCGTCTAAAACTTGCGTACACGTCCCCATTGATATGGTAGAGCACTGGAGTTGCGTATATACTGTACGAGCCGTCGTAGTACGTTCCAAGAGTTTCAAAGGTCTTAAAGTCCTTCGTTCTCTTTAATTCTAAAGCTGTAGCATTGCTTGAAGAAGAAGTAGACTGTTTGCCTACGATCATATAGAAGTACTCGCCATCGTAATTGAATAAAATATTAGCCGTTGGAGGTACGGCTACATCCGCCTGCCACTCGATCCTATGCCACTGCTCTTCAGTAGATAGTTTATAGATAGTGTAGTATGCACTGTTTACAATAGTGATTAAATCGTTGGGTATAATTACATTAGAGACATCTGGAGAATTAGTCTTTAAAGCACTTTTAAATGCAGACGCATCTACTTGGTTAGAGGGAATGCCTGTGACGTTTGACAAAAACAAGTTACAAAGTTCCACATGGTACTTCTTAGTAGATACAGTAGCTTGTTCCCAGATCTTTTTGAATGCATCGTCGGGCACAGCGTCAGTGCCAAGGCCAAGCAGCGCCGCCGTGGCGTCCTTGAGTATTTCATCCTTGGTATATGTGTCAGTCTCCGGCAGCTGGCTTGCTGGCACCTTGCCGTCCGCGCCCAGCGACGCCACGCCGCCCGCCGTGCCCTTTGCCGTAGATGCAATGGCTCCGATAGCGTCCGGGGTAATGGGGTCCTCCCCATCCTTCCCGTGCTGGCTGGCGTGTGTGGCCGCCGCCTTGTCGTTCAGCGCCGCTCGGATGTCCGGGTGGGCGGCGTCGCTCTCGTTATGCGTCGTTACATAGCCCTGTGCCTCCGCCTTGGTAGCGAAGTCACCGCCTGCCGCCGCCTGAGCCTGCCGCGCCCAGTATTTAGCGTTGTCCGTGTCCTCACCGGGTCTGGTGCCGGTTCCGCCTACGGCCCAGCTTTGAGCGGCTTTGCTGGCAGTCTCCGCGCCTGCGGCGCTTCCAGCCGCCGCCGCCACTGCCGCGCTGGCCTGAGACGCGGAACCGGATGCCGCCGCCGCTGACTGACTGGCGGAGCTTGCCGCGCCAATGGCCGTACCCGCCGCATCCTTGGCGCGCTGCTCACTGCCTGCGGCTTGGGACGCGCTGCCCGCCGCCGCGTTGGCCTGTTCGGTTGCCCGGGCTACGATCCCGGCGGTTTCGTCGGCTCTGGCCGTCTCCGCCGCCGCTCTCGCGTTTTCGGCGGACACGCGGGAGGCTTCGGCCTCGGACCGGGCTTGCTCCGCGGCTGCCCGTGCTGTTTCCGCAGATACCCGGCCTTCCTCGGCGGTCACGCGCCCCTGCTCTGCCGCGACACGCGCCGCTTCCGCCTGCTTGCGGCTTTCTTCCGTGGCGTCATCCGTCAGCACTGCCGGGATCAGGGTCTCATTGATGTACTTTTTGATAATGTTGCCGGATTCGTCGAACTTGGCTTTTAGCTCCGCACTGGTCAGACCGCCTACGTCGTTCGGCTCGTCATCCAGCTTCTGAATGATATTCAGATCGCCGTCCAGCAGCTGGATCTCCAGATTGGAGTTAGCTACCACGTTCAGGTCCGCTGTCAATCGTTTCTCCATTTAAGCACCTACCTCCGTTTTCGGCACTTCGCCGGTCTCGTTGATTTTCCGCTGTAACTGGCCGTATCCGGCCCCGCCCCGAATGGGGACGTTTTCTTCCTGAGCAACAGGCTGTTCGCCCTCTGCCCCCGGCTGACCGCCGCCCATCATGGCAAGCTCCTGCTGCTGGAGGGTCTGGATCAGCGCCTCCTTGTCGGTGATCTGACCGGCAGGCAGCCGTTTCAGATATTCCACCGTGGAGATCTTACCCTGCATCAGAAGGTTGTCCAGCGTCTGCATGGCCGCGATCTCGCTCCAATAGGAAGCCGCGCCCGCGTCCAGTCCGATGGTAAAGGGAATCTCCTTCAGGATGGAGAAGTCAAAGGGAACCACCAATTTGCTGTTGTCATAGGGGTTGGAGATCTCCACATACCGTTCTCCGTAGTATTCGCCCATGAACTCCATGTAGATGCGGCCCAGATCCTCAATGCTCTGCAAAAGGTTCTGCTTCGTCAGCTCCATGGGGGTTGCCGCCGCCCGTTGCAAGGCGATGATGGCGGAGGTGTTGTCCGGGCGGGTATCGCCCAGCGCCACGTCCGATGCGCCGAGGAACTTCTGCGTGTAGCTGATGGCAATGTCAATGAACTGGCTGATCTGGGGGGATATGCTGGCCGGGTCAATGATCTTCGCCACGCCCTCCACGCTTCCGTTTACCGGGATGGCTCCGCCGATCTTGTTCGTCCACTTGGCTACCTTGGTGGAATCGTATACCACCTTCGGATAGGCCAGTGTCATAAGAGAAATCATGGACATGGCGAACAGCTTGTTTACAAAGATCTGGTTTGGCAGAAGGCCTGTGATCATGGCCTGTCCGTGATAGCAGTCCTGCACATAGTCCCAGTTCATCCACGTCAGGGGATACAGTTTGATGCCAAGGTCCAGATCGCCCCGGATCTCCGCCTGCCGGGTGCACTCGTAGGCGTGGACGGTGCCGGTCTCGTCATCCTTCCACAGCCGCAGCAGCACCGTCACCTTGTTCCCGCTGCCGCTCATGGAATCCATGTAGTTGTTTCCGCAGTCCTTGTTGTCCGGCTGGATCTCGTCCGGGTCCTTGCCGTACCGCTTGGCCCGCTTCCGGGCCTCGCTCAGCAGCATCCGCCGTTCCAGAAGGATGTAGGGCTGGCTCTGCACGTCCCGGTTGTTGGGATTGCCGAACAAAACCTGCGTATTCATCAGGACCTCCGTGCGGATGGCCCCCTTGCTGGCCTGTCCGGTCTCCGCCGTATCGTCCCAATAGGTATACATACAGCCGTCACCGTCCACGGCGGCGTTTCTGGTAAACTCCCGGATGCGCCCGCCGATGCTGTTATGCTCAAAAATGGACGCGAACTGATCGTTGAGAATGTCGGCCACCAGCTCCAAGGTCTGCGTGTTCCGCTCCCCGCTGGAGGACATGGCCCGCGCCCACAGCTTCAGGTTGTCCGTGGAGATATTCGCCACGGAGAACAGCACCACTCGTTTCAGAAAGTTAAATACGGGGGTTGGGAGTCCGTTGCTCTGAACGCCCTCCCACTGCTTACCTATGAAGAAATTTTCGTTGGTCTCCACGCAGTCATAGAGGTCAATACCGCTGTTGAAGCTGATCCCCGCGCTGTATTCCTTACCGACCCGCTCCGGGGTCATCGTCTGTTTGCTCATGGGTTCACCCCTTTATTTCACATTCCCGGTATAGCGGAGCTGCACATCCGTCTCCAGAACCGTTGCGGTAGACGATGCCGATTTGCTCTTGAATACCAGCTTGTAGAAGGTGGCCTTCTTCACCTTCATCTTCACCCGCCGTACCTGCGGCTTTCGGTTGGTGCCGAAAGACCAGTGGGCGAAATCCGCATGGGCAAAGGTGGTCAGGCCGGAGGATACGATTTTCTCCGGGTAGTCGCTGCGGCGGTTGGTCTCCACCGTCACGTGCACCCGCGCGTTGCTCTCCGGCTGGATCGCCACGAAAATAAGCGGGCTGTACTTCAGCACCCAGTCCCGGTCAAAATCCATGGAGCCGGTAGCTGCGTAGGCGTCAATGTCCTTGCCGTCGTCGTTCCGGTACTGCCGGGAAAGATGCACCACGCCGCCGTCGGGCCGGAAGCCGTAGGTCTCCAGCCCAACCTCCACCATGGCCCGGAAGCTCAGTCCGGTATAGAGATACCATGCGTCCGCGCCGTAGTTCAGGATCAGCGCCTTGTCTCCGTACATCCACCAGTATTCCTGCGCCGATTTTCGGTTGAAGGTCCGGGTTTCTGCCATGTCAAAGCCTTGCAGCGTCACCTCTACCCGGTTGCTGATCCGTTCTGCGTTCCGCTCGTCAAAGGTGATATTGCCGCCGGTAGATACGCTCCGCCACCGGTACACCGCCTGATCGTCCAGCGTCAGTGGGTTGTTCTCCAGAATGTCCACCTGTCCCGGAGCCTTGTTGCCGAACTGCCGGTTGACAGGGGTCACGTAAAACGCCGCCGTGGTGACGTCCGTAGCCGTTACCAGCGTGGAATAGCTCATGGAGTAGGTGGCGTCCTGTTTGAATACCACCAGCCGTGCGTAATGGCGCACCATGCCGGTGATGGGCGTGTTGGCCTCGCCCACCTCTGCCTCGTACAGATCCGGGAAGTATTCCGCCGAAGGCTTACCCGTGGCGGAATCAATCCCGGAGTAAATGGTCTTGTTAGTGCCGTCTCCGTAGAGGAACACGCGGCTGTCTGTCTGGCCGTTGTAAAGCTCGGAGAAGCGCATCCCAGTCACCTGCGCCCGTTCTCCGTTGCCGCTGCGGTAGACCAGCTCCAGTGTGTTGGTCCCGGCGGCTGGGGCGGGGGTAATGGTGAAGGTCCGTGCCTTCAGGTCAGAGGTGTAAGTCTGTGCCGTGTCTCCAATCTTCACGGAGATGATCTCATCCACCGTCTTTTCCGGGATATGGAAAACCGTCTCCTTGCCGTCCGGCGAATACAGCACCTTCCGCTTGCCCGTCAGCCGGTTCACGTTTTCCAGCAGAAACCCACCGCCCGCAGGCGTGGTGGCGTTCATCACCGTGGGGATGTAGCCCTCCACCGCCGAAAAGCTGCTGTCCTCCTTGCCGTCCCAGCTCATGTACTCATGGCCGTTCAGCAGATAGACCTTGTTGGAAAAGCCGAAGAACGAGGTCTGGTCCTGTGTGCACTGGCCTACCACTTTGACGGTAAGCGCCGCCGGGTCCAGAGAGAAGATCAGCCCGCCGAAGGCGGCAAGGGTCCGCTGCTTGCTGTCTACCACGCCCTCCCACGCCCCGGAGAAAACAGGGCTCTCTGTGGGGGCTGTGTGGCCGCTCTCCGCACACCATGCGTCCCATGCCGTTTTCAGGTTCAGGACCGTCTTGGTGCCGGGGCGGAGCTGTAAGTGCTTCTCCCGCGTCACCCGGAAATTCCGCATCTTGCTCATTTCGCCGTTCTTGATCTTGGTATCCCCGTCCGGGTTCTCGTTCAGGCCCAGAAACTGGCGGATCTTCAACACCTGAATGTCGTTGCTGGATGTGATTTGAGCCATCGTCCGGGCCTCCTTTATCCGTAGGATAGATAACCGGCGGTCATCTCCCCGCCCGTCATCACGTCATCGTAGTCCTCGCCCTCGTCGAAATCGTCCACGATCTTCTCCACGGTTTTCTGAGCGCCCAGAACGCGGGTCACGCAGAAATACCGGGCAGCGTCGCAGATATGGGTGATCTCGTGGGGCTCCGTGGCGCAGTCCGAAGGGTTTTTCTCGTCATGCTGGATGGAGGGCAGGTTGCGGATCAGGCCCACGCAGTTTTCCGTCACCAGAAGTCCGGGCCGGTCCGTGTCGCTCTTCATGGGCTTCAGCAGCTCCTTGACGGCCATCCAGCCCTGAACGCGGTTGTTGCTGGCTTTCAGCAATCCTAATCCGTTCTGTGCAAAGATCTCCGCCATGCTCCGCCCGCTGTCCTTCTGCCGGTTCCACATATCCGGCGGGGCAATGGTGAACTCAATGTGCTCCTCCGGCGGGGTCAGGGCATTTGCCAGCTTTGCCGCCTCGCTGACGATCAATCCGCTTTGCTGCACCTCACGGTACACATAGGCCCGCCCCTCAAAGTCCACCGCCACCCAAAGGCAGGCGAACATATCAAGACCATAATCGAACGCCCGGTATTTCTTCCACTCCTGGGGCACCCGCACAAAGGGCGTGATCACATGGGTCTCCCGCCGGAACTCCGGGAAGAACGTGCCTGCCATGGCGTTCCAATCGCCGTAGCGCCACGCCCGCCGCACATCCTCCGGCAGCAGGTCCAGCATTTGTTTGTACTCCGGGGACGCCTCCAAAAGCTGGGGGTTATCGTCCACCGTGGCGGGGATGAAGGTGTAATCCTTGGCCTTTTCCCCCTCCCGGTACTCCCGGTCCACGAACAGCCTCTTTACCCACAGGTGGCCGATGCCACCGGGGTTGCAGGTCAGGTACATCCGCCGTGGGAACTTGGTCGCACCGCGCAAGCACGCGCCCAGCGTGCGGAACTGGGATTCCGAGAACTGGGTGGCCTCCTCCATGAAGATCCAGTCAAATTCAAGGCCCTGATATTCCTGATCGTCTCCGGCTCCATAGTGCCCGAATTTGATGATGCTGCCGTTGCAGAAGAACATCATGCGCATACTGCCGTTGTAGCTGCCCACCTCCGGCGGGATCAGCTTCTGCATAGGCAGAATGATGTTCTGCTCCAATTCCGGGTACTCCCGGCGCACGATCAGAATCTTGATGCCGGGGTAGGTGAGCGCGCCGCCTGCCGCCTTCCGCAGCAGAACGTGTGTCTTGCCGCCGCCTCTGGCACCGCCGTAAGCCGTGTACCGGCTCCGGGACTGGCAGAACTGCTTCTGTTTGGGGTTCAGCGTCCCCAAATCCACTTGTACCGTTCCGCCTGCTGTCTGTTTATATCGAGGCATAATCGCTCCTTATATCTGGCGGACGGGCCGGGTTCATGCACCCGCTCCGTCCATATAGGTGGGAAGGGGCCGCAGCCCCCTCCCATGAGATCACTCGTAATCCTTGGTGCCCTCGATGCCCACGCAGCCGTCCTTGGTGGCCACAGCCCGCATGGTCTGACCGGCGGTCAGGGTCACAGCGGCGGTGTAGACCTCGGCGGTGGAGGAATACCGGGGGTTGGTGCCGTCGGTGGTGTACTTGAACACCACGCCGGACACGGCGGTGATGCTGACGGCATGGCCGGTAATAGACATCACGGGTGCCGCCAGAACCGCAGCGTTGCCGCAAACGGCAACACCGTCGCCCTTAGCGCCCAGTACGAAGCTGTCATAGTAGGTCACGCCCTGCACCACGGGGCCGGAATAGCCCTGCACCTCGGTCAGAATGTTGTACTTCTGGAGCTTCACAGGGTCCACGGTGCAGCCCTTGTGCTTGATGAAGAAGTACACACCGGCGGGCATGTAGCTGGTGGGGATGGGCTTCACGCGGCAGCCGTCGAACTCACCCACAACGCCCTTCGCCAGAGCCTCCTTGCCCAGAGCATCCACGCCGATGTAATCGGGCATCTGCTTGAGCAGCTTGTAATACTCGGTGGCGATGTAGAGGGTGCGGCCCTCCAGAGGCACCAGCGCGTCGGTCATCTTCGCGTTCAGGTCGATGATGAGACCGCCGATGGTGGCCTTGGTGGGGGCGGTAGCCTCCTTCACGGCGATGTTCGCGCCCATGACCCACTTCTTGATGCGGTGCTTGTCCATGCCGGGGATGGTCACCTCGTCCAGCTGACGGCGCAGAGCGCTGCCCGCGGACTTCTGGATGGCCTGATCGGTCTGGTCCAGCGCGTCGATGGTGAAGGAGAAGGCGGGCTGCATCTCGCAGGTCATCTCCTGAAGGGTGTCACCCACGTCATGGACCTCGCCAAAGCGGTTGGAGCCGCTGCGGGTGTACTGGGTCTCAGGCACGGTGTTCACGCTGCCGATGCGAATGGTGCGGCTGTTGGGGTTCAGCCAGGTATAGGCGTGGCCGCAGTCATCGGCGGTGATGGAGGCTTTCTTGAAGCGCTCCGCGATTTTGGTTGCGTACTTGATTGCATAGTTGATAGCCATAGGTAAAAACCTCTCTTTCGTCCGGTTTCCCCATAGGCAAAGTGCCGTTACATGGCGCTGTCAAAGGCGTCTCCGAAATCGTCCCGCGTCTTGGAGCTGTCCCCGGCGCTTCTCATGCTGCCGGTGGAGCGCTCCGCGTTCCGCTGGTTCTGCTGTACGGAGGCGGTCTCCCGCTTGGCGTCTGCCGCGTCCTGCCGTGCCTGCTGCACGGCGTACCGGGCGTAGGCGGCTACCAGAGAAGATCCGTTCCGCACGTCTGCCCACACTTGGGGCGGGATGCTGTTGGGGTCCTTTGCTGCCTCGGGGAATGTCTGTTGAAATTCCTGAATGTCCGCCTGTCGGCGGCTTGCCGCCTCGGCCTCGGCCCTCTGGGCCTGCGCCATGGCGTCCTGCTGGGCCTGCCGCTCCGCTTCTGCGGCGGCCACAACGGCCTCCCGGTCCTCAAGCTCCACGGAGCGCCGTGCGTCCGCTTCGCTCAAGCCCTCGGCCTGCTTGGCCTGCGCCCGGAGCATGGAAATGTAGTCCTTGGTGTTCAACCCCTGCTGATTTGCAAAGCGGTTGACCATCTCCATCACAGGCTTAAACTCGTCATACTGGCTGCGGATGCGGTCATAGTCCATGCCCTTCTGGGCCAGTGCCACCATGTCCGCCTCATTCACCTGCCGTACTTCGCCCATGTGCCGCAGTTCCCATGTCTGGGGCCGTGCGTCCACGGTCTCCGCCTCGGTCTGCTGCGTCAGGGCTGCCTGTTCCGCATCTGCGGGGGGCTCGGTGCCCTCATCCGGCGTCTCTGCGCTCTCACTAAGGTCCTCGACAGGCGTTTCCTCGCCAGTCTCCATCGGCTCTGCGGTCTCCTCCGGCTGGTCTGCCGTCATCTCCGCGCCGCCGTCCCAATCGTCCAAAAAGGCGTCCGTGATCTCGGGCTCCTGTTCGGGGATCTGGTTCATGTTTTCGTCCATATTGGCCTCTTTCCCCGGCCTGGTCTGGCCGGTTTTTTGTATTTCCAAAGCCTGGTCTGGCTTTGTTGATAAAACAAAAACGAGACCACAAGAAACGGCTTTCGCCGTTCTCATGGCCTCGTTGGGCTCTCGCTGTTATTCGGTTTTGATGGGGAAGGGGACGTCTGTATCCAGCTCCCGCCCCTCAAAAATGGTGGGGTAATGGCTCACCTTGCATCTTCGGCAGTAAATAGGCGTGTTGTAGATCACACTGCCCGGTTCGATGTGCTGAAGCGCTTTCCCGCAGATAGGGCAGCGGTAGACCCACGTCCCATCTACCACCATGCGCCAAACTCCCCGTGTTCAATGCCGCCGTACAGGTTTTCCACCTCACCGATCACGCTGGGCAGGCTCTGGCGGCACAGCTCCAGCTGTTCAAGGAACGTCTGCCACAGAAAGTTGGCTCTACTGGGGTCCTCCTCCAGCAGCAGCAGACCTGCCAGACCGTAGGGCAGCGCCCCGGTGCAGATCCGCTCATCTAACGCCACCTCGTCCGCCATATCCGCCACCTTGGGGCAGATAGGCCGCTTGCCGCCCGCTGCTTCCAGCGCTTCCCGGTAGTTGTCGCTGTACGGAAATGCCCGGTCTAAAACGCTGTTCAGCAGGGAAACGGTCCGCAGCTTGTACTCCTTGGTGTCCGCCGTGTCCGTGGAGCCGGTGGATTCGTTCTGGGAATCCATCAGGTGGATGGCGATGTCAAAAATCTGCTGTACCGTAACCGCCATATCACACCTCCCGCCCCTTCAGGCTGGCTTTCATGGTGTTCAGGTCGTAGGTCATCAGGTTGTCAATGCCCTGTTCCACGCTTTTCTGCCGGTCCGTAGGCTCCTCGGCCTCCGGCTTCTCCGGTTCGGTGGGGGAGGGGGCTTTGATCTCTCGCAGCAGCCGCAAAATCAGCACTGCGCATACGGCAGCGCCTATACTGGCCGCGCCGCAGATCAGGGATAAAACCAAAATCAGGCCGTTCACCTTGCCGCCTCCTCACTTGTAGTCGCTTGCGTCCACGCCGTCCCCGAAGGTCACGTTCACGCTGAAGTCCTGTCGGGTCTCCTGCTTGTCCTGATAGCCGCCCAGACGCTTCTGCTTGTTCAGGAAAATGCCCCGCGTCACCATGCCCTTTTCCCGGTAGATGGGACTGGTGTCGATCTGCTCCTGAATGCGCTGATACGCAAGCCGCACATAGTAGCTGAACACGCAGCGGGGATCGTCAATCTCCTCATTTCCCGCTTCAAAGGCGTCTACCTGCGCCTCCACCTCCTCGTCCTCGCAACCGCCGTTGTAATCGTAGTACCGCTGCAAACGGCCCAGCGTCCACCTCATGGCGTTGGCAAGGCCCGCCTCGCTGTATGCCTGCTCCAACCGGTCCTGCACGTCAAAGTAATTCTCGGATTTCTCCAAAAACGCCTTGATCCTCTCAATCGTCTGCTTCTTGTGGGCCGCGGCGGCCTTCTTGTTCATATCGTCCATGTGTGCCTTGCTGTGGTTCGATGCTGTCTTGGCCATGCCCCGGCCCCCTCTCGCAAAAAATTCTGGCGGTTTCGGCAGGTATCGAACCTGCGACCCAGCGGTTAACAACCGCTCGCTCTTCCGACTGAGCTACGAAACCATGCTCCGGTGGGCTGGTCGGACCCACCGGGCAACAGGAAAGGAAAGTGAAAACTGGCGTCTGACATAGGAGGCAGGTGGAAACCTCTTCCGCCAACTTCATTCAAGCATATTTCATCAAGCGAATACAATAGGTTTCAGTTATTTTCGTAATGTTCTACATAAAATCCCCCGCCCCCTTTTTCCGCCACCCCCCCCAGAGGGCACACCAACACTGCCCCAGACACCGCCACGCCGGTTCTCGGAAAGGGGAGAGGGGATGTGTGTATATAGCCCTATACCACGAGGAAGAGACACCCCCTCTTTTTCCGCTACCCCCTAACCCCCTACCATCCCGGCTCTACCTCTGGCCCCCTGACCCCCAGCCGGTGAAGCCCCGGCCCTGTCTCATGGCATCAGCCTCCCAGCCGGAGCCGTGACCGGAATAGCCCGAACCGGGAGAGAAACTGCACAGAAACAACACAGCAGCAGCCGAAGCCAAGCAGCCGCAACGAAAATATTTAACGGCCCCTTAAATCTCACCGGAAAAGAGAATTGCCCCCGCCGAATTGCCCCCCCATCAGCCGCCGCCAGCCACCAGCCCACCGCCAGCCCCGCCCCATTTGCGGTCTACCTTGCAATAGCTTCGAATACCTCGCAAATACTCCGTTTTGCTCACGTTTCCTCGTGTTCCCTCGCTCTCTCGCGTTTTTTTATTCGCTGTGTCTCCCTCTTTCGTTACTCTCCCAGTAGAAGCAAGTATATATATCTATACCCAGAGAATATATATATCTCTTTGGGGGGTGTGCTAAGTATTAGACGCTAATACTAAGCATCTAACGCTTATTAGACGCTTGTAACACTCTCACTCTCTTATTCTCCCCCCTATAGTCCCCCCTCCTTCTCCCTCTCTCCCTCTCTCGCTGCTGCCGCCCCGCCCCACACAAAGAGAAAAGCGCCGGGGGTGTTATCCCTCGACGCTCTGTCGCTCGTTACAGCTTGTCCCGGATGGCCTCAATGATCCAGGCGTTGACGCTCTGGCCTGCCGCCGCTGCTGCCGCTCTGATCTGGGCCTTGCTGGGATCGCTGCCGGTCCTCAGCTTGATTGTGATTTTCTCATTGTTCGCGTGCTCCCATTTGAGAGAGGCGCGGCGCTGGGCGTCGCTGGTCCTCAATGTCTTGCGCTCCAATGGCTACACCTCCTTTTGCGTCTTATTATATCGCATATGCGCGTATAAGTCAGCCTGACAACTTGCACAAAAAAGTCCGCCTGATACTGTGCGAACCCGCCAAACCTGCACGAATTTGCGAAAACCCTCTTGACAGCTCGTATCAGTCCGCCTTATAATCCAAGACAACAACAGCAACCACGACAACGCCACAGGCCGACAGGCCGGAAAGGATAACACCATGAGCAAATTTGTTATTACCAGTGAGGAGCAAGCCCGCGCCATCATCTCTGCATACAACAAGTGCAGCGGCTGTGGCGAATGCCCGTTGAACAACGCTGAGGGCTGGCACTGCTCATATCTTTTTGAGTGTGCTTGCCGCTACCTCAAAATTCTGCATTGACCCGCTCAGAAATTTTTTTCAAAAAGGGCTTGACATACTCTCACAAGTATGCTATTGTAGCATCAGCAAGGGCGACCGGGGCCAGCTCCGAAAGGAGGGCAGCCCATGAGCCTAACGGAAACCATCGCGTTACTTATGCTCGTGATCGCGGCTGTTTCTCTGGGGAACCAGATAAAGAAATAACCGCCCCCCGACAATAGCGAGAAGCGGCAATTTCAAGCTACAAACTTGACAAGTTGGCCGATTTCCCGACTACCACTCAGGGAGAACGGCGCCCTTGCTACTGATTATAACCCGGAAGGGGGCAGAAGTCAATAGCAACCCGAAAAACAACCACCAGCTCGGAAGTCAAGCGGCGCTGGAACGAAGCCCATTACACGCGATTGACGATTTCCGTTGAAAAGGAAACTGCCGCAAAGTATAAGGCAAAATGCGCAGAACACGGCATCAGTTATTCGCAAAAGCTAAAAGACGCAATCGATGAATTTTTAAGCGGGGAATAATCCCCCCTTAAAAATTAACATACTCTCAATAGTATGTATAACGAATTTAGGAGGATCACAAAATGATGAAGTATTTCGAGAATGTAAAGACCTTGGACGAGCTGAAAAAGCAGTATCGCCGCTTGGCTATGAAGTATCACCCCGACATGGGCGGCAGCACTGAGGCTATGCAGCAGATCAACGCCGAGCATGACGCACTCTTTGAAATGCTGAAGAAGCAGCACAACGCCAGCGCGGACGAATACCACCAGACCACCGAAACCGCCGCCGAGTTCCGCGACATCATCGACTTTCTGATGAAGTTTGATGATCTGGAAGTCGAGCTGGTCGGCTCTTGGGTGTGGTGCGGCGGCAATACGAAGCCCCACAAGGACGAACTGAAAGCCGCCGGGTTCCACTGGTCCCAGAACAAGGAAAGATGGTATTGGCATCACCCCGAGGCGGGCCGCAAGTGGAGACGCGGCAAGGCCACAATGGACGAGATCCGCCGGAAGTATGGAAGCCAGATTTTCAGCGGCGGGTGTGAAGATAGCGCATTTGAGAAAATCGGGGCGGCCTGCTGAGCCGCCCCACCACCAGAAAGGAGAATAAACCATGATCCAGATCAAAAATATTTTCGATAGTCTGCGCGATGACGTTTTAAGCGGCAAAATGACGCTGGAGGAAGCCGCCGTGGAGCTTTACAGCAGCGGATGCACAAACTACATTGACGAGGAAGCCACCCGCCTCCTGTTACATTTGGCCGACTGACACCACCGCCCGCCCCGGAGGTAACGAGGGCAGAAAGGCAAATTTATGTGGATTGCAGTTGCAGAGTATGCAGACGGAACGAGAATTGAAAAGAAATTCCCATATAGCGAGGGCGGAAACTACAACAAAGAATGCGAAAAGCAATACGAACTTGAAGAGTGGCTAATAGGGCAGCACGATGATTGTGTTTTTTACAGCGTGAGCTATGAGGAGTCTACCCAATGAGCTATCTTGATCTATTCCAGCGCTACGGCCGCCCCAGCCGGGAGGCGGAAATACGGCTGACCGCCTATCTGCTCCGGCCCGACGCCCTGACCACCGACCGTATCAAGGCCCACGATGACAGCGCCGCCCGGATGATTGCCCGGTGTAACGAGCTGATCGACCAGCTGACCGAGTACCGCGCAGCCCTGGCGGAGCGATACGCCGCCCTTGCCACTGCCGCCTACCGTGACCGGCTGGAGCTGACCCGTGACCCCGGTTACAGGGGCAAGCCGGTAATCTACTTTGTGCGGATCGTTCGCACCTATGAGGACGGAACCACGGAGCGCGTTTTGGACGAGAAATATTTCGGCACGGAGCGTCGGAAAGCCTTTGCCCGATTTGCGGAGCTGAAGCACCAGCGCCCCGGCATTGAGACCATGCAGGACACCGACAAGCGCAGTTGGGAGCGTTGACAAGTCACGCGGACCATGTTACCATCAACTTACAGACCGGCCACCGCCGGAGAAAGGACTGATCTCCATGGCAAACTACTATATCCGAGACGCGGCCCACGCCGCCGCAATCCTAGGCGAGTACCGCCGCTGCGGTAACTGCGGCAACTGCGGGCTAACCACCCCGGAGGGCTGGCGCTGCTCCCACATGGCGGAGCAGGCCGAAAAATACTTGAGAGATCACAGAGAGGAGGCCCGGAACAATGGCTAATCTGATGGACAGCTACAAGGCCCAATATGGCGCCGCTGCGAGTGGCTACCTGTATATGCTGGGCGGAAACACTGCCGACATCGTAGCGGAGGTGGAGCGCAAGCATGCAGAGCCGGAGGCGGACACCCTTGCATTTCCGACCCCGCTGATGTCCACCACCCCGGAACAGGACGCACACAACGCCATCATGCGCGAGATCCAGCGCTTGTATTTTCTCCCGATCTCCCGCGCGTCCGCGCTGGCCGTGTGTAACGTGCTAAGCGAGTTGGGCGAGCTGATCCCCTTTCCCAGTCTGCCGGATTTCCGTTTCAACGCGTGGACGTTCAAGGATGCATGGAATGATGTCCACCCAGATGAGGCACAGATCATCGTTAACGGTGCCGCCATGTTGAGCATCTGACAACCGAAAAAGATCAGCGGCCCGGAGCCATCCGAGCCGCTGATTTTTTATGCCATTTTCTCTGCGCTTCACAGAACATTCACAGTATAGCCGCCAATCCCTTGTCATTTCCAAAAAAGTCTTACAAAAGTATTAAATTTTCACAATTTTCTCTAAATTCCACTCGTTGACACTGTGCGCCATCAAAGCCTTTATTTTGAACGCCTTCGGCTTCTTTAGCCTTTGCCTGATAGTGTCACACGATGTTGCATAAATCATGCCACGACATTCACAGTAACTTCACAGTTTGCTTCCATTTTCTTCCATAAAGATACACACGAAAGTGTTTTTACTTTACAGCTTCAAAATACGCCGTCAGCTTCTCTGCTGCCGTCTGCTTTCGGTCCTGTCTAAGGTGGGTGTAAACCGCTTCCACCACCTCCGGCGTATCGCCCAGCAGGCCAGCCGCCTGTCTGGGGTCCAACCCCGCCTCGTAACAGATCGTGGCGAAGCTGTGCCGGAAGCAGTGCGGCGTGATGGAGAACGTCTCCACCGTCTCACCATTGGCACCCTGCTGGATCTCATTCAGACCCACGTCCCGGCAATAGTGCCGCCACTCCCGCGTGATCTCATGGGGCCGCATATAGCCTCCATCATCCCCCGGGAACAGCAGCCCGATCCGGTTTTTCGGCAGCGCCGCCGCCAGAGGGGGCAGCAAAGGAATATCCCGCAGGCCGTTATCCGATTTCAGGTGGTTTTCCAAAATCGGCTTGCCGGTGGCGTAGCTGACCTTTTTCGTGATATGGATCACGCCGGTTTTGCGGTCGATGTCCTTGTAGGTCAGCGCCAGCGCCTCACCCCGGCGGCATCCGGTGTAAAGCAGCAGATAGCCAAACAGCCACCAGCGGGCCGCCTTTGCCACTCCCGCCGCTTTCACGGCCTCCTCCTGTTCCTCCGTCAGCGCCTCCCGCTTTTTGCAGGGCAGGCCCCGGCTTTTCTTGACCTCCGCCGCCGGACTGATCCTGATGTCTCCCTTGATGACGGCATGGGAGAAGATCATCCGGCAGACGGCCAGCTCAATGCCGACGCTGTTGGCGCTTCGCCCTTGGGCCTCAAAGCGCTTGATGTAGTTCTTCACGTCCACCGGCTCGATCTCCGACGCCCGCCCCGGAAACGCCTCTTTCAGCCGCTTCACGGCGTAGCTGTAGACCCGCCGCGTCGATTCGGAAACGTCGCGCTCGTGCTCCCGCTCCCACTCATCCGCGATCACCGGGAAATTCCGGCCCTTCTCCGCCTCCATCTGGTACTCTAAGATTTTGCGGTCGATCTCTCGATCTGTCTTGCCGCGAAAAGCTACCCGCTTGCCGTTGATGGTGCGGATCGCCTCATGCAGCCCGTCCTTGCGGACGCCATATTTGCTTTTCTTTGCCATTTTTGCCTTTCCTCCTGTTGCATACCCAGGGGGATCGTGCTATACTGTGAGTGATCCTCCTTTGGGCTTTGTCGTGATTGCTGATTGGTGGTATCGTTTGCCGTCTGAGTGTTCCAGCACTCAGGCGGCTTTTTATTTTCTTTCGACAAAATGTCCTCAAATCCATTCCGCCGCTGTGCTATTCTATCCTCAGGCCCCTCCCCTTTCCCCGGTCCCGCTTCGGCGGGCCGGGGTTTCAAACAGAAAGGAGCATCCCATGACAGACCTCGAAATCCTGTTGGCATTGCGATCCCTGTCCCCGGAAAAGCAGGAACTTGCTATTCAAGCTTTGCAAGAGATTCTATTATCGCAACGATCCGCTCCCGGTTCTCCGGCGTCAGCTGATGTAAAAGCTCAATGATCCTCTTATCCTCTTCACTCAGCCCGTCTCCATTCGTGGGGGCGGGCTGTTTTTCGCTCATAAGATCCGAAAGCTGGCAGCCAAACAGATCTACGATTGCGGCCAGATAGTTCGATCTGGGAATATTCTTCCCGGCGCACCAATCTGACACCTGCGCTTTCGACACGTTCAATTTTAATACGAGATCGCTTTGTTTCAGGTTCTCCTGTGCCATCAATTTATTTAGATTCCGCGCAAAGACTGCACAGATTTCTTCTTGCCCCATTGGTTTCACCCCCTTTGTTGTTAAATCCATTGTAAGTCATCTTAAATCGAATTGCAAGAACTATTTTTCGTTTTAACCTAACTTTTTGCTTGACATCCCTTTTCGCCGGTGGTATTATAATGTTAGATTAAATCGAACGAAAGGAGTTCGCGCTATGAGCTTTCAAGTTACCCTCCGCGCCGCCCGCGTAAACCGTGGAATGAAGCAGACAGACGCCGCAAGATCCATTGGGGTCAGCAGCCGCACGATTTATAATTGGGAGATCGGCAAGCGATTTCCCCCGGCGGACAAGCTGCTTTCCCTCTGCGATCTTTACGGCGTCCCCATGGACAATATTTTTATACCCAGAAAGTAAGATTTAATTGAACCACGGTATCTTGATTTCAACCAAGTTTGTAATGTGAAGAAGCAGCAAAGCTCCCGTTGTGATGTAAACGAGAGCAAATGCCAGTTTTCCCCCATAGTGCATCTCTTCTTCATATGGCGGGTAGTAATGCCTTTGGTGAAGTTTTTTATCTTTCCTATGTAGGAAAAAGAAAACGCACAAGGCAAATAAAAATACCCAAGCTGACAGGATCATAGAGAAAAACGCCCATGCGATACCATAAAGGAAGATGTTCGCAATTAACGGAAGCCGTTCGCCTGTAGTACCGCTACGAATCCAATGAAATTCAAATGGCCCGGCTGGGCGGCTTTCCAGCAACACCCACCCCACAATGAAAAACCAAAACATCCCCGTTGCAATCGCAATAATTCGTTTATTTCTTTCCGATGGTTCCATTTCAATCCCTCCTGAGGTGTTATTTATGCAAGAACGCCCAAATATCCCCGATATGCTCCACAAGGAGCGTGACCCCGGCGACAGCCAGCGCCTTGAAAAGCTCGAAAAGAAGGTCCGCACGCTTTACACGCTTTTCTTCGGCTTTCTTCTCGGCCACTTCCTCGGCCTGCTGCTGTTTTCGTGAAGTCTCCGCCAACGCTTTGGCGTATTCTTCAAATTCCCTCTGCACCGCATATACCCCCCTTACCCCCAAACATACACCAATTCACACCAACTTGCAATCAGCAATCACGAAAAGGAGAAACAACATGAAAGAACTGAAAGTAAAGCTCACCTTCACCGAGCCAATTCTGGGCACGTCCCCGGCCAACCCGGAGATCTACCGGGAGTTCATTGGCTCCAAGTCTCCCGATGCCGCCACCGTGGAGGAGGAAGTCTCCGCGCTGGGCGCTGATGTCGTGGCAGAGAAGGCCATGACGGTGTTCCCCCGACTGGAGGACGGCACCCCGTTCCTGTATGACTACCAGATCAAAGGCTTCTTCAAGGACACCTGCGGCGGTCTCCGCAAGATCAAGGGTACGGCCAGTGAGAAAATCAAGGCTTACAAGAAGGAGATCGACAAGCTGATCTTCCCGGAGCCCCGCGTGATCCCGCTGGAGTTTGACGGCACTATTGGCGAGTGTCAGCGCCCCCTGAGAGCACAGACGGCGCAGGGCGAGCGCGTCAGCCTTGCCATGAGTGAGGAGATCCCCGCAGGCGCTACCTGCGAGTTCCGGGTGGTCTGCTTCAGCGACGATCACGAGAAGGCCGTCCGGGAATGGCTGGACTATGGACGGTACTCCGGCATTGGCCAGTGGCGGAACAGCGGCAAGGGCCGGTTCGTCTGGGAGGAGATCCAGTAACGCAGCGGAAAAGCTAAGCGCTGCACAGCACTGCCATGGTGAGGCGTGGCACGGCGACGCAAAGCCAAGGAAGAGAAATGCAAAGAAAAGCGTAGGAAATGCTCAGATGGGAATAGCAACGGCAAGGCATAGCCCGTCGATGATTTGCCATGGAATGGAGACGAGATGCTGGGCAATGTCATGAGGCGCAAAGCCACGGCATAGCATTGCATCGAGGCGCTACGGAAGGGCCGCGAATCGTTCAGCAAAGCAACGACAACGCCATGCAACGCAAAGATCGGCCACGGCAATGCTATGCGATGCTGGGAACAGCAACGGCAAAGCGGAGAAACGCTTAGCTAAGGCAACGCACAGAGAAGCAAGGAAATGCAACGGAATAGCTCAGCTCGGCGAGGCCACGGCATGGCATAGATAGGCTCGGAAGTGCGGCGGCTTAGATTAGCTACGCATCGCCCCACCAATCGCAATCACGACAATACCCAAAAAGGAGGACCCTTATGGAACATCCCGCATATCGAGACAACCTGGAACAAATCCTCGCCTTTACCGGCGGGCGACAGCTTCTGAACCTATCTGACATTCGGAAATTCACCGGCATGAAAGATCTGCGCACCATTCAGCGCCATTTCCCTTTGCAGAAGGGCGGCTACATCTCCGCCGCCACCTTCGCCCGGCAACTCTGTGGAGGTAAAAAATGAGCAGCTACAACAGCATCACCCGCAGCCGTCAGGCCCCGGAAACACCCCACCGCCCGTCACTGGGCACACGGGGAACATGGCCGTTTCAAATTGAGGATGACCATCCCCGCCTGAAAACCGGCACCATCACTTACACCAACATCCCGCACCGCTGGTTTCTGGTCACCTTTGAGAACGGCCTGCGCCAGTGCTACCACTTTGAGGAGGTTTGACTATGGATACCACAACATTCGTTTTCGTTCTGATCGGCGCGGCCACCGCCGCCGCGTGGCCTTTCAAAATTGTAGACATGATCGAGAGGAGGCCCCGTCATGAAAAGAGATAGCCGCACGCGGGAGGAGCGCCGCCGGGACCGGGCCGACTTCTCCGCCCGGATCTCCTTCGGCTGTTTCCTCGGCTTTCTGCTCACGGTGCTGGCCCACTTGCTGGGCGTGATCTGATGCGCAGACGCCGTGGCCGGATGGCAGAATTACCGCCCTGCCCCCGGTGCCATATGTATGGCGGGAAACGGATGGTAGCCCCCGGCAAAGAGGATCTGTTTTTCGTCCTCTGCGATTCCTGCGGCTACCGCACGAAAAAATATACGGACATCGCCCATGCGGTCCGTGTCTGGAGGGAGACCCAACTATGACCAGAAAAACCTATCCCATTTGTGCCCACTGCGACCATCCGATGAACCCCGCCGCAGAGGATGACTGCGACCGGATGTTCCAGCTTCCGAACGGCGAGCTGTACTGCCCGCCCTGCTTCAAGGACTATCTGTTGGACGAGCTGGAGACCAATATGGACCTGTTTGCCGATGCCCTCGGTATCCCGGTCCTGTATACGGAGGGGCCCCATGCTGACATTTGACGAGGCCACCCACACCTACACCCTTGACGGCATCCAGCTTCCCAGCGTAACCGAAGTCACCCGCTTCTGCGCCTATGATTACAAGTCCGACCGGCCATGGCTGGCGGAGGCTGCCGCCCGCCGGGGAACCGCTGTACACGAAGCCTGCGCCCTCATCGACTACGGCGAGGAACCGGAGGAGACCCCGGAGATCGCCGGATATTTGAAAGCATACCGCCGGTTTCTGGCGGACTATAAGCCGGAATGGGAACTCATCGAACACCCCATGGGGAGCCTTGCTCTTGATGCGGGCTATGCGGGAACCCTCGACCGATTCGGCACCCTGAATGGCAGCCCCGCCATTCTGGACATTAAGACCGGGCAGCTCCATGACGCCGCCCTCATAGCCCAGCTCACAGCCTACGCGAATCTATGGCTATATCAGCTGGAAGATTACCCACCCCCCCCATTCCCAAGCCTTTATGCTTTGAAGCTTTCCAAGGACGGAACCTATGAACTTCGGGAAATTCCGTTCGATTTAAACCTGTTGTACGCCTGTCTCTTAATTCACAAAGCCACAGAAAGGAAGAAACGCACATGAACGAACTGACCCTGTACAACTATGACGCCGCCCCGCTGGCGGTTGCCCCCATCCCCCGCACCGGGAACTATTCCATTGCCGTCTGCGGCGGCGCTCCCGCCACCCTCCGCCGGGGCGTGGACTTCGGCATGATCCGAAAGAAGAATGGCGAGGCCATGAGCAAGACCCCCACCCTCTTTAAGTCCGGTGCGGAAAAGGTGGCCGTGGCATACGGTCTCTGCCAGCGCTACACCATCGAGAGCCGCATTGAGGATACGGAACACGGCTTCTTCTATTTCCTCGTCCGCTGTGACCTTATCAAGATCAATGACGGCAAGGAGTATATCATCACTTCCGCCTACGGCTCCGGAAATACCCGGGAGGGGCGCACCGGCTCCCAGTCCCCCTATGATGGGGCCAACAGCGCCGTCAAAATGGCTCAGAAGCGGGCGCTTGTCTCTGCGGCCTTGTCCCTGGGCTGTATGTCGGACAGCTTCACTCAAGATATTGAAAGCGATATGGAGGACGGCGAGGTTTATTTCAAGAGCAAGGACCCGGAGGCCCCCATTTCCGCCGCGCAGATCAAATTCTTCTATTCTGCTTGTTCCCGTCACGGTCTCACCAAGTCCGAGGCCAAGGCCCACCTGAAGGCCCATGGCTATGACAGTGCCAGCAAGGTCAAGGCAAAGGACTTTGATGCTCTGCTGGAAGCTCTGGAGCCGAAGGAGGAAGCGTAAATGTTCATCAATGGGCTGCCGGACTACAACCGGGAGGGCGTACAGCAGAAAACCGGCCTGATCTGCGGGCGCTGCGCCAAGGACGCCCAGATCTTCACCTCCAAAAATGGAACCGTCATCGGCTCCGCCTCCGTCCCGGCCTACAGCAAGGCCGACGGGACCACCGTCTGGATGACTGTCAAGGGCTTCGGCTCCATGGGCCGGGTGGTCTCCAGTGCCTCTAAGGGCGATCCCATCATCGCCGTGGGCCGCGTAGAAGCCCGTGACTACGAGGGCAAGACTTATATCGACTTTATCGCGGAGTGGGCATCTGTCGGCGCTCAGCGCATCGACGTCCGCACCGCCGCCGCCCCGCCCATGAACAGCAGCGGAGGCTTTGAAGAAATTCAGGATGACGGGGAGCTTCCATTTTAACAACGTTGCCGTGTGTGTCTAAAGAGTGATGACGGGTGGATGCAAGCAAGCCACAGCACGATCACCGGCGCACACAGCAGCCGCAGAGAAAAGAAGAACGTCCCCCCACACCCCCCTAAGAAGAAAAGATTATATATATATATTTATCTCTCTATTGGCAGGGGGAAAAGAATTAGAGGCTAATACAGGAATTAGAGACTAATTAGAGGCTTCTACGGAAGTCTTACAGGAGAAGAACATGGAGAAACAGGACACCAAGCGGTTGTTTAACCTGATCGAGACCCTTTACCCCAGCTCCAAGCAGCAGCCCCGCACCCCCGCAGATCTGGAGGCATGGACGCTGGTGTTGGAGCCGTGGGCTTATGAGGACGCGAAACAGGCGGTCGTTCTCCGGGCGCGGGAAAACCGGTTCCCGCCGGACGCTTCCGAGCTGGCCCCCTACCTACCCAAACCGGAAACGCCAAAGGCGAAGGAGGCCCCCATGCCGGAGCCGTCCGACGCCTATCTGGAAAAGTTTTACGCCATGGCAGGCGAACAGCACGAGCGCTGGCACGAGGCCGGTATCCCTACCCCCTCCGAAGCGAAGAAGCAGGGGATGACCTATGCCGAATGGTGCGCTCTGGCAGATATGCGAGGTGTTTAATGGCTGCTTCGTTTACGCTGGAGAGCTGTTACCGCACCGCCCCGGACCAGCTCTGCTGGGACTGTGCCAACGCCTGCGGCGGCTGTGAGTGGTCCCGCAGCTTCCGGCCCGTTCCCGGATGGTCTGCTTCCCCCTCCCGCCGCATTCAGAATTACGGTGAGACCGGCTTCAAGGTCATTGATACCTACCGTATCACCGCCTGCCCGAAGTTCATCAAGGAGGCCACGCTATGACCCGGATTGTCATCGACATCCACGAAGATTTAGACGTATTTGTGACGAAAGAGACCGCCGCCATGCTGCTGGAGCCGCTGGGCCGCGTCCGCGTGGTCAGCGTCATTATTGACGGAAAGGAAGAAAAGCGATGAAGGTTACATTCACAGTCCCCGGTATTCCGGTGGGCAAGGGCCGTCCACGGTTTACGAAGGACGGCCACGCGCATACCCCGCAGAAAACGCGGGACTATGAGGACAAGGTGGTGCAGTGCTGGAAGTGCCAGAGCGGAAAGGGCTTTGCGGCGGGTGTGCCGCTCAGGGCCACCGTCACGGCGTTCTTCACGGTGCCAAAGAGCACATCGAAGAAAAAGGCCGCTGCGATGGACGGTACGCCCCACACCAAGCGCCCTGACGCTGACAACGTGGCGAAGGCCATTCTGGACGCGCTGAACACCCACGCCTACAACGATGACAGCGCCGTATCGTCTCTGACGGTGCGGAAGTACCAGACGACTGGTGCCTCCCGCGTGGAGGTCACCATTGAGGAGGAAAAATGATGGATGCTGTGAAGTTTGTAAAAACGCTTGGCAGAATGTGCAACGCTGAATGCATCAAATGTGAGTTTTGGAAAAGAAGAGGCAAGTGGGAATCCTGCAATTCCTGGCAAAAAAACCACCCGGAGGAGGCCGTTGCTATCGTGGAACAGTGGGCCGCGGAGCATCCCATAAAAACCCGCCAGAGCGAGTTCCTGAAGCAGTGGCCGAAGGCAGAACTCACGCATAATGGCGTCATAACGATATGCCCGATTGCGATCTCTGCTACGTATAGGGACGGAAAAGGCCGTTGCAAAGTCGCTAATAGCACGTGCTATGAGTGCCGGGAGAAATTCTGGCTTGCGGAGGTGGAGGACAATGGATGAAGGTGCTTGAGTTATTTGCCGGGACGCGCTCTATAGGGAAGGCGTTCGAGGCCCGGGGCCACAAGGTGTACTCCGTAGAGTGGGACAAACGATTTGACCGCATCGACCTATATGCTGACATCCTGCATCTGACTGCGGAGGATGTGCTGCGGGAGTTTGGGCGGCCTGATGTGATCTGGGCAAGCCCGGACTGCGCCACATTTTCTATTGCGGCTATCAGCCACCACAGGCGGAAAAACCCCGAGACAGGAAATTTGGACCCGGTGAGCGAGTATGCCAAGTTTTGCGATGCAGTGGACCAGCACGTGCTGCGGCTGATCTTAGCATTGAGCCCGACTTACTGGTTCATTGAAAATCCGCGTGGAGGGATGCGCAAAATGACGTGGATGGAGGGGCTGCCCCGGTACACCGTCACATACTGTCAGTACGGGGACGCCCGAATGAAGCCCACGGACATCTGGACAAATCATCCGCTTCCCAGATTTAAACCGCCTTGTCATAACGGCGACCCGTGCCATATCTCTGCCCCGCGCGGGGCCAAAACGGGAACGCAAGGGCTGGCTGGCAGCGTGGAGCGGTCTGTCATCCCGGCTGCATTGTGCGACCATATCGTAGATATTTGTGAGGAGGCGGAGTGGAATGTCACAGTCTGTTAAAGCGCCATTTAAGTTTTCGCATTGGAGGCGATGAAGGATGAATAAAGCTGTTATGCTGAGCATCCGCCCAAAGTGGGTGGAGAAGATTGCCAACGGCGAAAAGACTATCGAAGTCCGCAAGACCAAGCCGAAGCTGGAAACGCCGTTTAAGTGCTATATTTACTGCACAAATATAAGGCCATTCCTTGTGTGGGGAGATGTTTTCCGTGGTGATTGGTTCACAGAGTTTACCCGGATTTCAGGGTATAGCAGAGCAGAAGCGGACAAAATCTGGGACGTTTTCAACGGGCATATTGCTGGCGAGTTTACCTGTGACCGGATTTATGAGCTTGCGCCCCTCAACCATGCACCGGATGACGTAGAAAAGCAAACCTGCCTGACGCGAGAAGAAATTGTGAACTACCTAAAGGGAACCGGATACGGCTGGCATATTTCCGACCTGCGCATTTATGATACGCCGAAGGAACTGATAGAATTTTACACTTGGGAAAAATGCAAATCATGCAGCAAAAGCGGGTACGAAAGCACAGCCTGTATCTATGATGAAAATTGCATGATTCCAGCGGCGATTACTAAAGCACCGCAAAGCTGGTGCTATGTGGAGGAATGGGAGGAAAACGATGGCTGAATATCATGTTGGCTGTGGCGCTTTCGGTATTTACGCAGGAACGCTTGAGCCAAAGAACAAATCCTTGTGGCGTAATAAATCAGACGTTACTGAAGAAGCGATTGAAGCTGTTCGTGACCATATGGTGATGGAACTGCTTGGTGGTTTTGATTGCTCTAAAGCGTCATCAAGCGGATGGGAATGGACGCTCAAAGATGGTCGAGTAGTTGAAATTCGCGTGACGATTAAGGATGGCGAAGAGGAAAACGATGTGGAATAAGTTTATTGATGATTGGAAGAGCGACAACCAGAAGGAAGAAAAGAGGGAGGTTTATTGCCCGTTCCTTATGCCGGACGCGGGAAATCGTTTTTACAGCGGTTGCGTACATGAGCGCTGCGCGTGGTATGTAGCAGAACGCGGAGAGTGTGCCGTAAAGGCTATTGCGACGAGATAGGGGGAAAATCATGTACGATAGCTTTATTGAGATTTGGGAGGGTTAGGAATGGCTGAATACATTAAGCGGGAGGCGCTGCGCGAGATTTTAGATGGCTGGCGCGATGCTCATGCTGACGTTGATGACGTACACGGTTGCGGCTTGCTGGAAGATGTGATATGCGAGGTAGACGCACAGACGGCCGCCGACGTGGCCCCGGTGGTGCATGGACTATGGGAAAAAGAGCCATCATCTTTTTGGAGGTGGACGCCGTCTGGTGCGGTAGCGGTTGCGAGGGCTACTTACAGATGCGGTCTCTGTGGGCGGGGAACCGCCGTAAAATCTAACTATTGCCCCAACTGCGGGGCAAAGATGGACGGAGGTGCTGACCATGAGGCTGATTGATGTTGATGAATTGGGCGTGGGGCGGTGCAGCAAAGATGTTCTCCCTGCGGCGTATTGTGCTGGTTGGAACGGCTTACTTGGCTTGATTGAAAAAGCCCACACCGTGGATGCCGTGGTCGTGACGCGGTGCGAGGACTGTGTATACTGGGATGATGACCCCGATACTTATGGGACAGATGACGGCCCGAAAGGCAAATGTATGAAATCATTTGAAACGATGTGCGCAGATGACTTTTGCAGCTACGGCGAGAGAAAGGACGGAGGTGCTGACCATGAGGCTGATTGATGTTGACGCAATCCTGAAAGCAGACGAAAATTCCGATAAAGCGCTTATTCTGGGAAACGGGAAAGCTCTGGAAATAGCTTATGCCTTGCTAAAAAAGAAGGTGGCAGACGCCCCCACCGTGGATGCCGTGGTCGTGACGCGGTGCAAAGACTGTAAGCATTTGTGCGTGTGGAATCGAAAAGATATATACGCATTTTGCTCCAAAACAAACATCGCGTTTTTGCCGTTTGAGCTGGACACAAGGACATTCTTTTGCAGTTACGGCGAGAGAAAGGACGGCGGGGATGGCTGATTGCCAGCCGTCCCACGCAACAAAAGGAGGTAAGCTATGGAGGATCGGGACAGAAAACTTCTGAAAGCCTATGCGGAGAACAACATGAGCATGAAAAAGACCAGCGGCGCGGTTTACCTGCACTACAACTCCATCCGCTACCGCTTTCGGCTCATTCAGCGGGAAACCGGGCTGGACCCCCGGAATTTTTACGATCTGGAAAAGCTGTTAGCCATGATAGATGCGCAGGGGTCCTGAACCCCTGCATCGGTAGATCAAAAGGGGAGGGGCACTTCGTAAAGGAGGCCCATTATGAAATACCGATACACCGTCCAGCAGCTCCAGAAAATGGAGCAGTGCCGTTATCTCACTGACCGGGAGCGGCGCGTGTTCAACCTGGTTTGCCGCCGCGGCTGGGACATTGAGGATGCGGCGGCAGAGCTGTACCTGTCCCGTTCCGCTGTGGCCGCCTGCCTTCGTTCCATCCGGGATAAAGCTGGCATATCCCCTCCAAACAAAAAACATCCTTAAACCATGACAAGCGGTGTCCTGTGGTACGGTAACCATAGAACACCGCTTGTTTTTCGCGCGGAAACAGGAGGTGTATTTTTAGAGAAGGAGGAATCTCTCTATGGCTGAATTTGCAAGCAAGGGCGTCGCAGGCACTGCTCTCGGCACCGGCATTGCCGGTCTGTCTCTGGGCGTCCTGAACTCTCTGGGCGGTCTCGGCGGGATGCTGCTGGGCAATCGCGTCATCCCCTTTGCCGCTGGTATGGCGGCGGAGGCCGGATGCAGCGAGAACCACACGGTCAACCGCTACGAGCTGTCCATGGTGCAGGAGAACGCCAAGCTCCGCAGCGACATTGCCCTGCGGGATGCCAACACCTACCAGGACCAGAAGATGTTGGAGATGTACAAGTACATCGACGGCAAGCTGGGCGAGGTGCATGGTGCGCTGGCTTCTCAGGCGGTCAATAATCAGGCCACCAAGGACAGCTTCCAGCTGTTGCAGGAGCGTATGGACTGCTGCAAGAACGAGCTGTGCGGGGCCATTTCCCGGGAGCGGGACGAGCGGAAGTGCGCTGACAATACCATTGTCACCTACACTAACGCCACCTTTTACCCCAAAATGGTCGCGGACATCACCACCGGCACCGGCACCACGCCCCAGTCCACCTATAACCCCCTCCCCGTCTCCACCTGTGACTGCAACTGCGGTCGCTAAGAGACGAAGAGGGAAAAAGAGAGGGGCATAGCGCCCCTCTCTCCCGTCATTGGAGGAATATATGGTAACATTAGAACAGATCAAGCAGGGCGCTGCCCGCTATGTAGATGAGGAATTTACCGGCAAGCTCACCGGCTGGCAGAAATGGGCCGTCGGTGCCGGGGCTGCTATGGCCCTTGGCAATCTGGACGCCAGCCTTTCCGCCCTCCGGGAGCATCCCGCCGTGAAGGCCCTCGGTGTCTTTGACGAGGCGGGGAACGTCGATCTGGACAAGATCTACGCCTGCCTGAAAACCGAAGCCGCCAAAGGCCCCGTCACTACCAATATCCCCCTGATCGGGAACGTCACGCTGAATGAAACGGATGTGGACAAGCTCTACACCCTCATCAAGCAGAGTTAGGAGGATTTTATGCACGAGATCAGATACTTTGCCGAAGGCATCCGGGAAGAGCTGGACGATGCCGAGAAGTACGCCCGGGAGGCTGTCAAGCACGCCGAGGACCCGGAGGACGCCAGCACTTACGCCGACCTCAGCCGTCAGGAGCTGGGTCATGCCAATCGGCTCTATGAGATGGCCGCCCGCCACATCGAAAAGGCGAAGGACGCCGGTCACCATCCCACGGAAGCCGAGCAGGCCGTCTGGGACTGGGTGCGTGAGCGGATGCTGGACCGCGCCGCCCATGTGAAAACGCTCCTGTCCATGATGTAGAAACCAAACAAAACACCCCCGCCAGACGGCGAGGGTGTTTTCTTACTTATAGGGGTTCTTGGCGTTGGTGGTGCAGATAATGTCCCACAGATCCGCCCGGTGCTCCTGACCGGCAAGGGCGGCGCTGGCCTCCGCCTTGCTGACCCTGCCGTTTCCGTCCGCGTCGGCCCTGTCCTTCAGGGAGAAATATTCCTTGGGGGAAAGACCGGAATCATGCGCCTGCTTCACTTTCTCGTAGGCTGCGCCGCTCATTTTGCCGCTGCCGTACTTCTGGTACAGGGCCAGAAATTCCCCGGTGGATACGCCGATGTCCCGCTTGGCCGTCTGCGCGTTTTTGATCCATGCAGCGCTTGGCTCATACTTGGGGTCCACCTGCTGACGGGCCGTTTCTCTGGCGTACTTGTAGACGTTCTGGATGTAGTCCGCCTTTTCGCTGTCGCTCATGGACTTGTAGGCGGGCAGCTTCACCGCCGTTTCCACCAGTTCCTTCCGCGTCTGGCCCATGGCTTTGGCGTACCGGGTGTATTCCTCGCCGGTCAGGGTCCGGGTCTCACCCTTCACCGTATAGGACTTCTCCGCCGCCGCCGGATAAACGGTGCTGTCTCCGGTCGCCTTCGCCAGCCGCCGGATCTCCTGCGTGGCGGGGCTGTTGTCCTGCGCTTTCAGGAAGCCGGGGGAGAGGAAAGACTGGAATACCCGCTCCGGTGCGGAGCCGTTGGAGACCTCGTTGCCCCACATATCCACCATAGGCTGAAGCTGATTCCGTGCGCCGGGGACCTTCTTCGCCGCCCCCTGCAAGAAATAGTTCACGTCAGAGGCGACCTGCCCGGAGCCCTTCTCCACATAGCTTTTCCGCACCGTATCATCAAATACGGAGGCAACCTTGCTGCCGGCGGCGGGGATATACTGTCCGGCATAGCTGCTGGCCGCCCGGTCAAGCAGATAGCCAACCTTGTTGTCGGCGTAGCTCCAATAGGAGATCAGGTCATTCAGGGAGGACAGCATGGAGGTTTCCAGCACAACGTCCTGCATCCCCAGCAGAGAATCCACCAGCGCGTCGAAGGTGCTGCCGCCCTTTTCATGGGATTTTTCGGTGGCAGCGCCCGCAAACAGGGGCATTGCCGCAGGAAGCGCCCAGTCCAGCGTGTAGGACTTGTCCCCGATCTGAATAGCATAATCCTGTTCCCCCATGGACTTCTCAAAGGCTTCTTCCTTGTCATCGTCACCGGCCCGGACGTGGAGCAGACCCTCCGCCGCCAGATAAGCGCCCAGCGCGAAAATGCCGGTTCCGGTGAGGCCGGATGCAAGGGAATCCACGGCGTCCGCCGCCGTGCAGTTGCCTCTCCGCACATCCCACAGAGCTTCCTTCACACTCTTTGCGATGCCAACAGGGCTGTAATCAAGGCCCGTGGTCAGGATATTGGCCGGGGTCTTGCGGAAGGGGAACAGGGCGTCCGCCACGAAGGAACCTGCCCGTTTTACCGGGTTATCCCCCTCATAGCGGCCAAACTGAGACAGCGCCTCGGAAAGCGCTGTGGTGTTGCGGTAAGTGGCCTTCTGCGCTTCCTCAATGGCGTAGGCCCGCGCCGCCTCCACGTCTGCGGTTCTGGTGCCCGCGTGGGCCTCTGCCGCCGTGACCCCTTTGGCTTGCAGCGCCTGAGCGAAGCTGTCTACATAAGCCGCACGGTTGAAGATCACGTCCTCATAGTCAAGGGCGCGGCTGTTCAGGTCTCCGATGCCCTGCACGGCACGGGAGAGAACGTCCTCCCCCTTGAACATTTTTCGCTTGCTCTGGATCTCCCGCTCGATGCCTGCCGCCGTTGCGTCGGAATACTTCCCGCTGCCCATCGCCGCGTTCTGGTCCGTCTCATACTGGCCCTTGGCAAAGGCTTTCAGATCCTTGTCAACATTCACGGCCTTTGTCCGCTGAGAGGGGTCCTTGATGACCGCCCGCTCGATTGCGGTTCCGATGCCGTCCTTGATCTTCCGCGCACCCATCTGAATGGCATTGCCCATGATGTTGCGGATGTGGGTGGTGGGGTTGGTCAGCATGGATGTGTACCGCCAGAAATTGGCCTTCTCCATGAAGGTGCTGGGGATCTGGTCCGCAATGGAGGTGGTGATGGCGTCCCACGCCGCCGCCCGCTCCGCGTCCGTCTCCGCCATCAGGTAGTTGGTGGCCAGCTCGTCAGAGAGGGTGAAGCCTGTTACCTTGTCGATATAGTCCACCCGCGCACCTTCCACGTCTCCGCTGTCGGCGGTGTTCTGCCGGGGTGCCCGGTTCTGCCGTGCCGCCCGGTCATTCATTTTGTCTACCAGCCGCCGCAGCGTCAGCAGACGGCCCTCCGGCGTCAACCGGTTCATCAGGTTCATGGCCTGCACCATCTGTGCGCTGTCGTGAGCCGCGTCCGCAATGGCCGTTGCCAGCTCAAAGGCGGCCTTGTGGTCTCCTTCGGAAATGGCAAGGTTGTAGGCGCTGATAGCCTCGGCGGTGTCCGCCTTGGTGATCCGCTGTCCCAGCTCCGCCTTGGCAATGAAGCTGTTCGCCACCTCACGCCAGCCGTCCCGCGCGATCTTGGCCTGCGCCTGCTGCACGGCGCTCCGGTCCGTCACCACGTCATAGTCGAACGCGCCGCCGGCAATGGCGTTTTCATACACGGTTGCCATCTCCGGGGAGGTCAGGGGGCTGTTCAGAATGGTGGAGACCGTTTTCTCCACATTCCGCCCGGTATCAGGGTTCACGGCGGGTACTTCGGAGGGTGCCCGCCGCTGTTCTGCCTGGATGCGCTGGGCGCTGTTGGGGTTGACCGGGTAAAAGTCCTCACTCTTGGCCTGCATGGTATCAAAGGGCGTGTTCACCGCACCCGCCACGGCGTCACCCGGCGTGTCGAAAGCATCCACATCGTCCAAACCGCGGCCCCGCGCCTGCTCGCCCGCGCCCAAAATGCTCTGCTTGGCGGTGAGATACCCGCTGTTGGGTCCCACCTGTTCGCCGGTCATGGTGGTGTAGCCGTTGGAGAGCATATCATCCAGAATCAGCTCCACCCGCTTGGCCGCCGCCACATTCTCCTGCCCCTGATCGGTGATGATCCGCTGGGCTGCGTCGATAATGGCGTCACGGGAAAGCCCGGTTTCATCCATGGCCTGACGCAGGTGTGGCGAGGTCTGCGCCGCCTGTTGGACGGCATTGCCCTCCATGGTCCGCTCATAGCGGCGGCTCATGGGCTGCTGGAGGGAGAGGTCTGCATCCGCGATCAGGGCGTTGGCCGCTTCCTGATAATAGCGGTGCATCTCCGGGTGGTCGAACTGGAAGGCGTTTACGTCTCTGCCGCCCACCGTCTCCATGCGGCGCCGGTCGATGTGCTGCTCCGGGTCGATCTGGAACACCTTTCCAGTGGCGTCCATGCCCACAGTGCCCTCCTCGTTGGCCCGGAAAATGGCGTCCTGCTGGGCCTCCGTCATGGTATTCAGGTCCGCCCGCTTCTTCCCAAACAGAACCTCGGAGAGAATGTCCCGGCTTCCCCCGTTCTTGACATTTTCCGCCCCCTGTGCTATGCTATCATTAGCATTGAGGGGACGCGTACCCTCAACAGGGCTTGACGCCGCAGAGGAAGGCACGGGTGCTGGACCCGCCAACCTGGCCTCTGCGGGTGTCAGGTCCATTTTTATAACCTGATGGGTCCGATAATTGTTTGCACCGGGTAGCACTTCAACATCAAATTTTGCGATATAGTCGGTGCCGTTGATTTGCACAGGGGTTTCAAAGTAATCATACCGGATGCCCGGGCGATTTCTTCCGCTATGCTGCGTGTATTCTCCACTCCCGACATAGATCCCGTTCCTAACAACATCGGGGAGATTGCTCAGGAGAGACAGCTTTTCCGCAGTTAGGTTTACATCACTGATAACCTTTCCGGGCACGTTGTTATTGATGTCTACCGCATAGGGCTGCCCGCCGAAAGAGGTTCCCTCTACAACAACGCCCTTTGCGGGCTTGAAGATGCTCTTGTAGACGTTCTTCAGCGTACTCTTGAAACTCTGTCCCGGAAGGGAAGATTCCAGCCCACGCGCCCCGGCAATACTGTTCTGCGCTCGGGTCAAGGCTTCGCTGCTTACCTGCACCGGCGCTGTGTTCTGCCGCTGGGTCTGGGTAGGCACTTCGCCCTTGTAAGGCTTCTTGATGGTAGTTGCCTGACCCACCCGAATATTCTCCGCCGTCTCCACACCGGAGGCGGCGTTTTGCGCGCCCTCTGCGCTCACCTGCTCCACGGGGGCATAACTACCCTCCCGAACGTCTGTTTGCGCTCCTGCGGCTTCCTGCGGGGGCGTGGGGGCATTGGAGCGCCCACGCACAACATCCAACGCTCCGCCGATGCCGCCCATGGCCGCACCCACCGCCGCATCATACAGCGCCTCGCCCCAATCAAACTTGGCGGAGGGGTCATACGTAGCCCGCTGCAAAATGGGTTGGACAACATCTTCCAGAAATTCTTCGCCGCCCTCGGAGATCATGGAGAGGGCCAATTTACCCGCTGGCCGCTTGGCTAAACTGCTCATGATCTGAGCGGCTGTACTCTCTCCAAATTTTGCGATTAATTTGCCAGCCGCCTTATCGGCAAGACCCGCGCCGAACGCCTTCTTGAAGGGGCCTGCCACGTTGCTGATCTTCTCCGTGGCAAGGCTCAGAGCGCCGCTCCCCAGTCCGTAAGCAAGCTGCTGGTCATAGCTGGCCCCGGACTGTCTGGCCTGTTGGGCTCCGCTTCCGGCAGACCGGGCCGTCATCAGGGCAAGACCGGCACCGGGGATCACGGCGCTGGCTGCCACGTCCCCCGCTATCTGTACACCCTGAACGCCCAGATCCACGGCGAACTGCCCCACCGGCCCCAGACCTTCCTTGGCCTGTGCCACGTCCGCAGCGGAACTTTGAGACAGTCGGTCGGCCTTCTGGTACGCCTTGTCCGCCACGGCCTTGTCGGACTGCTCCACCGCCTTGGTGTAGCCCTCATGGGCCGCGATCCGCCGCTTGGCGCTGGCAAGGTAGCCCTGCACCTGCTTTACGTCCTTCGCGCTCATGGCCCGTCCGTTGGCCCACTTCACATCCCGGAGCATTTTTTCATACCGCTTCACCGCGTCATGGTCGCTTTGCAGGGAATCCCCGGCGTTCTGGTTGGCGATCCGGGTATTCAGCTTCCCGGCCCCCTCTGCCAGCACACCGCCCAGATTTGTATAGGCGGAGCCGACGGACTTCGCTGCGCCGGAGATCACCTTCCCCACACGCCCGTTATCAAGGGATGGGATGAGTGTCCCGCTTTGCTTCGTGTCCGCAAGCAAGCGGCTGTTGGTCCCTGTTTGCCTCCCTACATTGTCCATGGGCTGCGGGTAGCGGGTGGTGCTTTGGGTAAGGGTGGCGCTCTGTGCGCCGGTCTGCTGGGTGGTCTTTGCGGCGGCCTTTGCCCCGATTTTCGAGGTGTCGCCAATGACCTTGAAGCCTCCAAGCGTCCGGCTGCTCCCATTGGAAGAAGGCGTGGGGCTTGTCTGCCCCGCGCTTCCTTTTTTGCTGCCTGCTCCGATTTTGGAGGTATCGCCAATTACCTTAAATCCGCTTAGTGTTTTTGCCATACTGGTGCACCTCTCAGTAAGAAATCCCGTACTGTGCCAGCAGGTTCTGGACCTCCTGCTTCTGGCTGGCGGAGAGCTTTCCATAGTTCTTGGTAAGCCAGTTGTATGCCCGGTCCACATTGCCGTTACTCAGATCCGTGTTCAGGCTGGTGGCCGACGCTATGAAAGCGCCCTGCGTCATGCTGCCGGTGCTGCTTCCGCTGCTCCCCTGATACTTCGCCCATGCCTTATCAGCCGTCAGGCCGCCTGCGGCCTTCTTGGAGTTCTTGCCCCACTTGCCGTCCTGAGACACGCCGTAGTATCTCTGGAGCTGCTTCACCTGTTCGTTGGTGAGGGAGCCGTTGGAATAGCTGCCCTTCTTGGCCCCGGAGGTGGCGCCGCTGGAGGACCCGCCGGAGGTCAGCTTGCCGGTGCCGTACAGAGAATCGTAGGCCCCCTGCCCGTAATAGTAATCGAAGGCGGAGATCACGTCATCCGTCACGATGCCGTTTTTCAGCGCGGACTGTACCTGACTGGCCGTCAGGTTGGGCTTTACCACAGCCGTCGTGCCGGAGCTGCCGGAGCCGGAGCCGCCGGTCTGTGCGCCGTACTTGGCATAGAGATTCTGCTGGCGGACGTATTCCTCGTACAGGGCGTTTGCCAGCTCCGCGTCTCCCGTGGCCTCTGCCTTGGCAATGGCGTTTCGGTACTCCGTGTCAAGCTGGCTCCGCTGGAGGTCGATAGCCGCCGTCTTTTCCGCCTGCTCCCGGTCGATCTGGGAGAGGTTCTGCTGGAGCACAACGTCCTGTGCCAGTGCTGCCTGTCCGGTGGTGCCGGTGTTCAGGCCGTTGGCCACCGCCATCTCCTGAAACGCGCCCCGGCTCAGGGCGTTCTGGTTGGCCGCGCTGTTCCGGGCAATGTCATACACCGGTGCGATCTGTGCACGGCTGGCATCCAGCGTGGCGGTGTTCTGCTCGTAAGCGGATTTCAGCGCCGCCAGCTCCGCCGCCACCTTCTTGGCGTACAGCTCCTTCAGGTAGTCGCTGCCGTCCCCAATGTCAAAGCTCATGCCGGTCTGAGCGGTGCCGGGGTTCTGTACCGGCACATTTCCGGCGCTGATGTCCGTGACCCGCTGTTGGCTGTACGCCGGTGTGCCATAGCCGGAGGCCCCGGCCTGCACGCCGCCATTTGCCGCCAGATAGTCCCCGAAGGACTGCACCTTGCCGCCGGCCTGTGCGGCGGGGGAGGTGTCCGTCCCCATGAGATACCGGTAATAGTCAAGCTCTGCACTCTCTGGGCCGGTGGAAAGCCCCAGCCGCCGCCGCAGATCGTTCGCGGCAGACAGCGCGCCGCTGTCCGTCACATAGCCGTTCTTGTCGATGGTGTAGCCGTACCCGGCACGGATGGCGTTTGCCGCCTGGTTGGCCTGATCGCCGGTGATCTCGCCCCGCTGTAGCCGGTTGCGGATGTCCGTGATCTTGGAGCGGTCCAGTGCGGACATCATTTCGTTGTCCGTCCACGCACCGCTCTTTCCATAGCTGCCGTTCCCGGCGTTGATGTCCTGATGGGGGGTGTAATCCGACACGCCCTTCACAGCCTTGTAGGCATAGCCGTCATCGTCATAGAACACAGTGTAGCCGTTGGAGATCTGTGCGCGGCCCGCCAGATCCTGACGGCGGCTCATGTCCGCACCCACCTGATAGGTCACGCCGCCCTGCTTGTAGTTCTTCACTTCGGAGTTGCTGGAGGGCATTCCATAGATGCCGCCGCCATTGTCATTGCGGGTATAAGAAACCCCGCCGAAGGTCCCCTGAGAGCTGCCGCCGGAACTGCCGCTGTTCCCCCGGTTGCTGGACCCGCCGTAGGTCTGAGAATACGTCTTGTCGGAGCCGATCATATTCGGCTCCCTGCCGCCGTACTTGTCAGCGATTTTATTCTCTCGCTCCTTGGTCAGCCGGTCTCGCTCGGAGGCCGACAGATCCGTCCTTTGAAGCTCCTTGGAGTAGTCTTTGTTTTTATCGTAGTAGCCTGCCATACATGGCCCTCCTTATCCGTTCCAGTCGGCCCGGACTTCCCGCACGTCGATGTGTGTGAAGCCCTTCTGACTGTATACGCCCACGCCGCCCCAGTCCGGCATCAGCTCTCTTGCGTAGGCCGCCACCGTCTCCGGCGTCTGGCCCTTCACGGTGATATCCGCCGCCGTGCCGTAGCAGTGCTGGCTGTGGGCCACGCC